CATATATACCCTTCTTAAGCAAGGATAAGGAGGATATTATGAACGATAATATAAAAAGCCAGGTTATAAATGATGTAATCGTTGCCATGACAATGTATATCAGTTCAGAGGCCTTACAGATTTTAGAGAAGGTTATAACGGAAGAACTGGTAAATGTATCCATTGAAAAAATGAATACATTGCCAATGGAAATGAAGGACAGTATTGACCAGCAAAACGAATACATAATCAAACTCTTCCTATATAAAAAGAAAAAGCTGAGTGAAGGAACGAAGTACGGCTATATGAGTGCGGTCAGACGTCTGATTACCTTATTATATAAGCCATTGACCCAGATGGATGAGCAGGACATATTTTATTATCTTGATTGGTATGAGCACAGGAATGAAAAAGATACTGGAAAAAGGAACCTGCCGCAGACGATCAATAATGAAAGGCGCTTTCTTTCAGCGTTTTTTACTTGGATGAGGAAGGAAAAAATGATTGCCGTGAATCCAGTAGAAGCCATTGAACCGTTAAAAGTGCAGAGGAAACCAATAGATTTTTTCTCAGCGGAGGAAATGGCCCGTCTGAAAGATGGCTGCCAGACACTGCGGGAGAGGGCACTGATTGAGGTACTGCGCAGCACTGGCGCCAGAGTGGGAGAAATTGTCCAGATAACCATAGATCAGCTTGATTGGGAAACAGGGGATATCCTGATTCTGGGAGAAAAAGGAAATAAGTACCGCACAATATATCTGGATGCAGATGCTCTATATCATTACCGGAAATACTGGGAATCTCGGACTGACAATACGGAACATATGTTTGTTACTGAAAGAAAGCCGTATCATTCGATCAGTACAAGCTCTGTAAGGTCAATCATGAAAGCGGTGGCTGCCAGAGTGGGAGTCACTAACAGATGCTATCCCCATAAAATGCGTAAAACATTGGGAATGGATCTGAAAAATAAAGGTGTGGATATTGGTACAATACAGGAAGTAATGGGCCATGCTGATTCGAGGGTGACAAGCCAGTATTATGCTCAGTCAACACCCGATACTCTTAGGATGGTAAGAAAACGTGCAGCATAACTTCATTATTATATAGCGGGACCCGTCTGGATCCCGCTAAAAAAAGAACCGGGGACAAGTCCTCTTATCCGTCCTTGTAATGGGTATTAGCAAATGGACGATAAAATAAATCATTAGATACTAAGGGGTAAACAGATGAGACATTACGATGATTATGATCTGGAACAGGCATATGATGAGCAGGCAGATAAGCTCCAGGAATGGGAAATAGAAAAACTGGTGTCGCAGCAGGGATTAAGCTGTCTGTATCGGACTACTACCAATAGGGCAAAGAACATAATCAGCGGGAATGAGCTTCTGGAATCCCAGGTGTATCCGTCATTTTTCAGAAAGTCAGATATGCCTGTAACTGTGAAGAGACGGGAAACCAAGCCGTCACAAAAGAATCTGAATGATAAAAATTCCCGGAGATACTGCATCCGGCTGGCGTGTATTAACTTTGGGGAGGGTGACATTTGGGCTACCTTTGGCTGGAATGAGGAGAATATACCCGCAGATATCAAAGCAGCACAGAAGGATATAAGGAATTTTATACGACGGGTCAATTACTGGAGAAAGAAAAAGGGGATGGGGAATATTAAGTATATCTATATTCTGGCATTTGACGGGAAGGTGCGTCCTCATTTCCACATCCTGCTGACAGGAGAAGGCATGGATCGGGATGAGCTGGAAGATATGTGGGAGAAATGCGACCGGAAGAATACACGCCGGATCAAGCCTGATGAAAACTTTCTGATTACCGGCCTTGCTACATACATTACCCAAAACCCACGTGGGACAAAAAGATGGTGTGCTTCCAAAAATCTGAAAAAGCCGCCTGAGCCTACCAGGAGCTATAGCAAATTCCGGAAAAGACGGGTAAATTTGATGGTGCAGTCCCACGAAGCCATGAAGGAGGAGATGGAAAAGGCATATCCGGGATATACATTTCTGGATGCAGAGGTCAAATATAACAAAGAGCTGGCATTATTTTACATATATGCCCGGCTTATTAAGCATGGCAGCGGCCCGAAAAAGGCCGCTTGTAAGAGTACAAAAAAATATGTCAGGAAGCCGGAGGTGGGGAAGAATGCAGGATGATAGTCAAATAAAATGCCCGTACTATGTGACAAAATCCAGACATGAAAAGAAAATGGCAACGATCACCTGTGATAATATGGAGAAGAGGCTGGGGTTTGATGTAAAAAACCAGCTCTTATTTGTGAGCCATAAAGAAAAAGAGGATTACTGTGATATCTTCTGTAAAGATCGGTTTGAAAACTGCCCGTATTATGAGGGGATTTATGGCAGGGAAGGTAAGAAATGAATTTTGAAAAGTTAAGAAAATGAAAGATATGGCGGAGTGCTCGGTATATAAGAGCCTCCGTTTTTTTGTGTACTGAACCGGACAGGCCTACACATGCGCATATACGCGCGCGCGTTAGGTTAGTAGGGACAGGTTAGGGAACCATACAGGAAGCCTGCAAAACCGGACAATGGTGGGGTGGGAGTAAATAATAGGGAAATATGGTAGAATCGCATTGAGGTGGTGATATGGCGAGACCAAAATGGACAGAGTGGGAGAACAGGAAAGACAATCTGAATGTGCTGAGCGCATGGGCAAGGGCAGGACTTACAGACGAACAGATTGCAAAGCATATAGGGATAAGCAGATCAACCCTGTCAGAATGGAAAAAGAAATATCCCAATATTGCGGAGGCCCTCAATACGGGGGAAGAATTTTCTAACAGACTGGTAGAACACAGCCTGTATAAGATGACCCAGGGCTTCCATGTCTCAGTGAAGAAAGCAATTAAAGTTAAAAAGATAGAGTATGATCCTTCTGGAAAGAAGATATCAGAAAAAGAGGAGATAGAGCTGGCAGAGGAAACAGAATATATCAAGCCGGATATAAAGGCGATTATATTCTATGCAAAAAACAGAATGCCGGAGAGTTGGAAAGAGCGTGTGACTACTGAGCCGGAAGAAAATGAAAATGGAATTATTGTGTTGACTCCTGCCAAAGTGACAGAATTGAAGGAGATGATAAAGGATGAGGAAGAAAAAGGAAACGGATAAAAAAATACCGCATATTGTGTGGGAGCCACTGCCCAAACAATCCCTTATGATGTCTCGGATGGAATTTGAAGCACTATATGGCGGAGCGGCAGGCGGTGGAAAAAGTGATTACCTTCTGGTTGAAGCATTGCGTCAAGTCCATATTTCTCATTACAGGGCGGTTATTTTCCGAAAAACGTACCCTGAAACGGAAGATCTGATAAGCAGAAGTCAGGAGCTATATGGGGCAGCATTTCCAAAAGCTACCTACAATAAATCAAGCCATGTGTGGACTTTTCCAAGTGGAGCAAAGATCTATTTTGGTTCCATGCAGCATACAAAGGACCGGCTGAAATATCAGGGCCGCCATTTTGATTTTGTCGGGTTCGATGAATTGACCCATTTTGCAAAAGAAGAGTATGAATATATGTTTTCCCGTACCCGGTCATCAGGCCCAGGATTAAGGACGTATATCCGTTCTACTGCAAACCCAGGTGGCCCAGGTCATGCATGGGTCAAGGCACGTTTTGTTTCTCCGGCGCCTCCAGGCACACCGATTATAGCAGAAACAGAGATACATGTCCCCGGAGGGGAAGTTGAAAAGCACCCATATGAGCGGATTTTTATTCCCAGCAGTGTATTTGATAACCCGATTCTGTTGAAAAACAACCCCAATTATGTTGTGGGTCTGGCTATGATGTCAGAGGCTGAAAAGAAAGCTTTGTTGTATGGTGACTGGGATTCCTTTATGGGTCAGGTATTTACGGAATGGAGCAATGATCCAGAGAATTATGATACTAGGGAATGGACACATGTAATTGAGCCATTTAAGATTCCTGATGGGTGGATCATAGGGCGCAGCTATGATTTTGGTTACGCAAAACCATTCTCTGTAGGGTGGTATGCGGTGGATTATGAAGGGTGTGTATACCGGATCAGGGAATTGTATGGCTGCAAGGAAGGAGAAGCGAATGTGGGACTTAAACTTGATCCGGCGGAACAGGCGAGGATGATCCGTGAGGTAGAAGAAACAGATGAAAATCTGAAAGGCCGGAAGATAACAGGGATTGCTGACCCTTCCATTTTCGCATCGGACAGGGGAAAATCCATTGCGGATATTATGGCGGAACAGGGAGTGTACTGGGAACCGGGGGATAACCACCGGATTGCGGGAAAGATGCAGTATCATTACCGGTTGGCATTTAACAAGGACGGTCATCCTCTCTTTTATGTGTTTAATACCTGCAAAGGATTCATAAGGACAATCCCGTCCTTGGTATATGACGAAAAGCATGTTGAGGATATTGATACCACTCAGGAAGACCATATTTATGATGAGTGCCGTTATTATCTCATGGACCATCCAATTGCAAAAAGGGAAAATACAGTGCGAAAGCCTCCTATGGAAGATCCGCTTGACCTTTACAAAGAGGAGCGGAAGAGGGCTTATAAATTTATCAGGATATAGGAGAAGAATATGGATCTGGCAGAGGTAAAGAAACAAAGAATTGAAAAGAAAGAGATTGATGATGCATATGCAAGGCTTCAGGAGTATAAGAAAGGGAAATCATCCCTTGAAAAGAGGATTGTTAATGCGGAAGAATGGTGGAAGCAGAATCATTGGGAACGTTTTGCTTCCGACAGCACGAACCCCAATGATACAAAACCAGTAAGTGCCTGGTTATTTAACAGTTTGATCAATAAACACGCAGACTTTATGGATAATTACCCATGTCCGGCAATCCTTCCCAGAGAGGAATCAGATGAGGAAGCAGCCAAAATCCTTTCAGAAGTTGTGCCGGTTATTTTGGAACAGAATGATTTTGAAAAAACTTACAGCCTGTGCTCTTGGGATAAACCTAAAACAGGAACGGCTATATATGGCGTTTTTTGGAACAGGGATAAGGAAAACGGTCTGGGGGATGTGGATATAGAAGTACAGGATATCATGAATATCTATTGGGAGCCAGGAATCCGGGATATACAGGAATCCAGAGAGATTTTTACTACAAGCCTGGTTGATATTGACATATTAAAACAGCTGTATCCACATGCCCAGGAAGAAATTAAGGGAACAGGGGAGCTGATCCATTCAGAGTATATCCATGAGGACACCATAGACACATCAAAGAAAGTTCAGGTGATCGACTGGTATTATAAGCGCAGGATGCCCTTAAAAAACAGCGGTGTAAGGAATGTACTGCATTACTGCAAGTTTATACCAGGTGTGGTACTGTACGCATCAGAAAATGATAAGGAACTGATGCACAAAGGATGGTATGACCATGGAAAATATCCTTTTGTGTTTGATGTCATGTTTCCTGAAAAGGCAAGCCCGGCAGGGTTTGGATATCTGGATGTGATGGTTAATCCGCAGGAGTACATAGATAAACTGGATGGGGTGATTTTAAAAGCAGCATCCTTAAACCGTCCCAGATACTTTGTAAGCAGTGGAGTGAATACAGATGATTTTACTGACCTGACAAGGGATATCATAGAGGTGGGAGGTGCAGTTGATGAGACGCGGATCAGGCAGATCCAGCCGCCACAGCTATCTGAGTATGTCATCAATATGCGAACCCAGAAGATTGAGGAATTAAAAGAGACCAGTGGAAACCGGGACTTTTCACAGGGATCTACAACCTCAGGAGTAACAGCAGCATCTGCGATAGCGGCGCTGCAGGAGGCAGGGAGCAAGTTGAGCCGTGATATGATAAAGGCAAGCTATACGGCCCATGCAGAGGTTGTGACCTTTGTGGTGGAGCTGATCCGTCAGTTTTATACTCTTCCCCGAAGTTACCGAATCACACAGCCGAACGGGACAGCAGAGTATGTTATGCTGGATAACAGCATATTGGGAGAAGAACATATTACCATGCTGGATAATGAAATTATGACCCGTAAACCAGTGTTTGATATCAAAATATCTGCACAGAAAGCAAGCCCATATAGCCGTATTGCAACCAATGAGCTGGCAAAAGAACTCTTTGGTCTGGGGGTATTCAATCCACAGATTGCCGATCAGGCGAAAGCAGTAGTGTCTATGATGGATTTTGACCGGAAGGATGAGGTTTTAAAGAAGATTGAAGAAAACGGAACCATGTACCAACAGATTCAGCAGATGAAGCAGCTGTTGATTCAGCTGGCGGGTATGGTGTCTGATTTCAGCGGAAGGCCGGATCTTATGGAAGCGGTCAATGCCATGGTAGGACAAGATACAATCGCCATGACAGGGGTTAATGTAAACAGTAGTGATATTAAGACTAACAGCTTGGGGCAGGCAGTAGATACAGGGAACGGGACAGCCGGAAAGGCAAGAAGAAGGGTACAGGAATCCACGGAGGTAGCACGGTGACAAAGGTAGATATAAGCATAAAAGAAAATAAATTCTGGATGCATTCTGAGGGACACGCAGGATGGGGAAAAGCGAACGGGCTTGAAGATGGGCATGATATTGTATGTGCTGCTATATCTATCCTGACACAGACAGCAGCACAGCGCCTGATGGATATGGAAGCAGAGGGAAACGTACGTCTGGTCAGCCTTAGAGTGGAACCGGGGATTGTAGATATGGAGGCAGAGGCTTATGGGACAGAAGACAGGGTGAAAGAGCTGGCAGAAACCATGAAAACAGGTTTTGATTTGATCCATAAAGCATATGAATTCTATGTGATTCTGGGGTGGGAGAAAAATGATTTTGAATGTGATACAGTATAAATAAGACACGCGGGAGAGACCGCAGGGAAAGACAAGACGCGCGGGAAAGACCGCAGGAAGGAGACTTCATGAAAAGAGTCAGACTGAATTTGAGATTATTTGAAGGAGAAGGCGGAGAAGCGGGAGCAGGCTCATCAGCAGAACAAACGGGAGAAAATGTCCAGAACACCACTGGAAGCG